AAATTTGGACAGACAGCTTGAAGCCGTGAAAGCATATCGTCCAGAACTGAAGGGTGAAAACATCTTTGCCGACAAACAGAGCGGTAAAAACTTCGAGCGTGAAGCTTATCAGGAATTGAAGACCGTCCTCCAACCTGGCGACGAGATTATCGTTAAAGAACTGGATCGTTTGGGCCGGAATAAAGAAGCCATCAAAGACGAATTGAAGTGGTTCAAAGAAAATGGCATTACTGTGAGAATCTTGGACGTTCCTTCTACGCTTATTGATTTTCAGGGGCAGGATTGGATAGGGGAAATGGTAAATAATATTATTGTCGAAGTGCTTGCTGCAATGGCTGAACAAGAGCGAATCAAAATCAGAAGGCGCCAAAAAGAAGGTATCCTCGTCGCTAAGTTGCGGGGCGTCCGTTTCGGCAGGCCGAAGAAAGAGCTTCCGGAGTTTGAAAATTTTCTCCAAAAAACAAAAAGAGGTTCGTTGACAATTACCGAAGCTTGTAAAAAGCTTGGCATTAGCCGTACACAATGGTACAGATTACTCAAGGAGATAGCTTGAGGAAAGGGGTGAGAAGATAATAGGGACACCGCTGGGTAAAATGGGTAAATGTCTATCATGCGAAGCTCGCGGAGAAGGAATTTAAAAAATAATTTGCAAATCTTATTTGAGCGCCCCTGAGCGCCTTTCGGAAGAAGGGAGGGCGCTTATTTTTATGACAAATTTACAAATAATTCAAAAATTGCAGGCAGTTGTTAAAAACAAGCCGCATGAATACCGAGCTGTAGAAGATTTATTTGAAATGCTCAGGATATACGAATCTGAAAACTACAAACAGGCTCACTTATGGAATAAGGACGTACGGAAAATTTCTGCACAGCAGGTACGATTGGCGAAAAGCGATTCTTTGGTTGAAAAATTCTATTACTTGAATAAAAAATCCTTGCTTTTTGATGCGAAAATTGATTTTGATGCTTATTTGCAGTATGTGGAGTTTGAAAGAGAGCCGGAAAAGAGGTTTTATCTTCCCCGTCGGAAAATAATTTTACCGATTGTGCAAGCTTTACAAGACCTAGAAGACGACAAGCTGGATTTATTAGGTGTTTCGATGCCTCCCGGAACCGGAAAAAGTACGCTTGGTATCTTCTTTTTAACCTGGATAATGGGGAAATATCCTCTGCTGCCGAATTTGGCTTCTGCTCACTCGGATAAACTTACCAGGAGTTTTTACGATGGGGTTCTTTCCATTCTTACCGATCCGGAATACCTGTGGGCCGATGTGTTCCCCGGTGTTCAGATTGTGCAAACCAATTCTAAGGACGAAAGTATTGATCTAGAGAAAAGGAAACGGTTTAAAACCCTCACTTGTCGTTCCATTGACGGTTCGCTCACCGGGGCCACGCGTTGTGAAAAGTATCTTTACGCAGACGACCTTGTTTCCGGCATCGAAGAAGCTCTCTCCAAAACCCGGTTAGATAGTTTATGGGCCAAGTACACCGATGACCTGAGATCCCGGAAAAAGCTCATGTGCAAGGAAATTCATATTGCTACACGGTGGAGCGTTCACGATGTTATCGGTAGACTTGAGCTTGAGTATGCCGACGATCCACGGGCAAGGTTCCTTGCCTTCCCCGCGTTGGATGAAAATGATGAAAGTAATTTCGATTATATGTACGGCGTGGGGTTCGATACAAAGTATTTCTTGGATATGCGAGATATATTAGACGATGTTTCTTGGAAATGTTTGTTTATGAACGAACCGATTGAGCGCGAAGGGTTGCTTTTTCCGGAAGATGAGCTTAATTTTTACAATGGTGTGCTCCCCGGTGGTGATCCAGTGGGAATTTATGCTGCTTGTGATGTAGCTTGGGGGGGCGGAGATAGTCTTTCAATGCCTATCGGCTATGAGTACGAAGATGGGAGCGTTTATATTTCAGATGTGGTGTTCAATAAGGGTGACAAGTCAATAACCAGGCCCATTGTTGTTGGAAAATTAATGAGACATCTTCCCCATCAGACAATATTTGAAGCAAATAACGGTGGGGACGAGTATTGCGATATGGTGGATAAAGAACTCAGGGAAAAAGGTGTTCGTTTGCACTTGAGTTATAGAAAAGCTCCCTCAAATCAAAGCAAGATGGCTAGAATTATTCAACATGCTCCTGATATTAAGAAGTTTTATTTTTTAGATAAAAAACACAGAACAAAAGAGTATGCGGCTTTTATGAAGGAGTTGACCTCTTTCCTTCAAACGGGTAAGAATAAAAACGATGATGCGCCGGATTCCTTGGCTCTTTTTTCTTCAATAATCAATAGAGGGTATGGTAAAGTGGAACCGATTCCGAGGCCATTTTAACCGATCATAGAAATTATTGACAAAAGGGAAATTTTGTAGTATATTATAGTTAACCTTAGAAGATTTCTTTTCAAAGCATGATTGCTTGGGGGCGAAAGCCCCGGACGCGATCATGCTTTCTCTTTTTTCGGGTCAAGGGGGTAATTCTGATTGCGAAGTGATTACGATTTATTGATTTATAAGTTTCCAAATAAGAAAGATATAAAAATTTATCCTATATCTGATCTCCATATCGGAGCCGAAGAGTGCTTACTAGACGCTTGGCGTGATTTTGTGAAACGGTTGAAAAAGGAGCCAAACTCTTATATAACGATACAGGGCGATATGATGAATAACGGTATAAGAAGCTCTGTGACTGATGTTTATGATGAAGTGATTTCTCCTTTCGAGCAAAAATTGTGGTTGGCGAGAGAATTAAGAGAAATCAAAGACAAGATTTTGTGCGTGGTTCCTGGTAATCATGAACGCAGGAGCAAGAAAGAAAGTGACGATCGACCTTTATATGACGTGTGTTGCAAGTTGGACATTGAGGATAGGTATAGAGATAATGCGGCTTTTATTATAATCCGAATGGGTGATAGGAAGGAAGAGGGATTAAAAAGACCCAGTTACACCTTATGTGTGATTCACGGGGCCGGGGGTGGGATTTATACCGGAGCAAGTGTCAATCGTAATGAGCGTTTCGGAGCATATATAGACAACCTGGACGTTTTGATTGTTGGACATGCTCATAAAATTGCTCAAACGAAACCCGCGAAACTATTTATAGATGCTCGTAATGAAAAAGTTTCTATTAAACCGTTTAATTTAGTACAAGCAACAGCATGGACTCAATACGGTGGTTATGCTTTACGACAACAGTTATTACCTAGTTCTTACGGGTTACAGGAAATAGTTTTACGGGGTAACAAAAAGAGCGTGAGGGTGACGCTGGAGTGATGGAAATGACAGATACAATGAATAAGTTGGTTTATATTTGTCATGAATTTGGGGGGAAACAGGAGAACGTCGATAAAGTTGCCGTTCTTATCAAAAAATTAATGAAAAATCATCTTGATGTTTGTTTCCTCTCTCCCCTTCATGCAACAGGTTTCTTTTATCATGACTTATCTTATGAAGAAGGAATGAAACATTGCCTCACCTTGCTTGATATGTGCGATGAAATGTGGACTTTTGGAAAGAAAAGCATGAGTAAGGGTTGTATGATTGAGAAAAATTACTGTATACGTTACAAAATACCGATTATAGATTTGGGTGATTACGATGAGTGGAGTGAGTAAAACTTTTTTCGGCAGAGAGGTTATATATTCCCCGGAGAAAGAGATCACAAGAGATAATGTTGTTAAAGTATTAAAAGAGGTTCTTCCGACTCATTGGAATAATAGTGGTGAGATCGATTATTTATATAATTATTACCGTGGTAATCAGCCGATTTTAAGAAGGACGAAGAAAATTCGTCCGGAGATTAACAACAGGATTGTGGAAAACCATGCTCAAGAGATCGTGGAGTTTAAGAAAACTTATGTTTTTGGTGAGCCTGTCCAATATGTAAGGAGGGGTGAAACCGTCGGGGAAAATAAAATTCCAGATCTTAACGATTATATGCTTTTAGCTGATAAGGCGTTAAAAGATCAAGAGTTAGCGGAGTGGTTTAATATTGCCGGAACGTCGTATCGTATGGTTTTACCAACCGAAAAAGGTAGCGATGTTCCTTTTGAGATAGATACTCTCGACCCGCGAAATACTTTTGTGGTTTATAATAACGGTTTTGGGAAAAAACCTATAATGGGAGTAACCTGTGTTAAAACTCCCGAAGACGACATTCTTTATGTAATTTACACTCCAACAAAGTATTTTGAGGTTAAGAAAGACGTAATTGTAAATGAGAAAGCTCATGCTTTGGGATATATCCCTATAATTGAGTATCCTGCGAACAGTTCGAGGATTGGTTCTTTTGAAGTGGTGCTTCCCTTACTCGATAGTATAAACAACCTGGTTTCAAATCGTATGGACGGTATTGAGCAATTTATCCAATCTTTCATGAAATTTATTAACTGTGATATTGATGAAGCGACCTTTGAGGCTTTAAAAGAGCTTGGGGCGTTGAAAGTTAAAGGGCAACAGGGTTTACCGGCGGATGTTGATATGGTTTCTCAAGAATTAGACCAGACTCAAACACAGATAACCAAAGACGATCTTTACAGAACCATTTTAATTATTTGTGGTATGCCGGACAGACATCACAACACAAGATCGACAAGTGATACTGGCACAGCAGTTTACTACCGTGACGGTTGGACAGCGGCGGAGGCCAGGGGGAAACAAACAGAGCTTATTTTTAAGAGTTCTGAAAAACAGTTTCTCCGCCTGGTGTTGCGGATACTCAAACTCCAAAAAGGACTGGATATAAATTTGACAGACATTGATATTAAGTTTACTCGAAACAAAACTGATAATCTCTTGGTTAAGACGCAAGGGTTACAAAATATGCTTGAAGCCGGTGTTCATCCGAAGATTGCGGTTACTGTTTGTGGTTTGTTCAGCGATCCAGAGCAAGTGTATCAGGATTCTGAAGAATATTTTGATAAGTGGAAACAGGCAGAGCCTTCAATGACACCAGGGAATAATAAACCAGATCCGAAGGAAGGTGATGCTCTTTGAGGGAGGTTAGGTGCTTGAAATGTAATAAACTTCTTGGTAAAATTAAGGGAGAAGCTGAGATTAAATGTCCTCGCTGTGGAACAATTAATAATATCAATAGTGATAGAGAGCGCCAAAAGAGCGCCAGTTAATCGAAAATCGGTTGATTGGTGCTCTTTTAGTTATATTGTGCAGAGAAGCACGTTAAAAAACGCAAGCCGGAGAAAACCGGTTTAATAAACAGTGTAATCGATGAAGTTTGTTGGGGAGAAGCAACAATAAAAGGCGCAAAATTATGGTGAGAGAACACCTAAAAACGCAGGAGGTTGACAATAATGGCTAGTTTAAAAGATTTGCTCGGTGATGCTTATAAAGAGGGTATGACACTTGATGAAATTAATACAGCTTTAGCTTCAAAAAATTTTGTTGATCCCGAAGCATTACCGAAATCTGTGAGTAAGGAAGTTTTTGACAAAACCGCTTCTGAACTCGCTTCAGTTAAGAAAAAGCTTAAAGAACTGCAAGAACAAAACATGAGTGCTGAAGAGCTTTTAAATCTTGAAAAACAAAGAACCGAAGAAATGAAAAAGCAGTATGCCAAAGAGCTTGCAAAACTGAAGGCGAAAGAAATTTTTGTTGAATCGGGACTGAAAGAAAAAGAGTATACTTCTTTACTCGAAGTTATTGTAACAGAAAACGAAGAAGTGACAGCAGCAAGAGCAAGAACAATAATTGATGTGATTAACGCTCAAAAGAAAGCCGTGGAGCAAGCAGTAAAAGCTGAACTGCTCAAGGATACACCGAAGCCTCCCGCCGGAGACCCGGGAGGACTGATTACGAAAGAGCAGTTCGATAAAATGTCATCTAAAGAACAAATGGAGTTCATTCAAAAGAACCCAAACTGGAAAGAAATCTTGAATATTGAGTTGTAAAGGAGTTGTTGAAATATGGCCAATTATCTGAATTTCCCATATGATCCGGAGTTGTTTCTGTACTTATGGCGAAACGAAAAAGACCCTACGCTTACTGCAATGCTGGAAAGCGGGGCCGTACAGAACAATGAAGAAATTCGGAAACTGATTGCGAATGGTTCTGATATTTACACCATTCCTTTCTATGCTCTCATTGGCGGCGATCCGGTAAACTATGACGGTGACACTGATATTGGGATCCACGAAGTTTCCGGTAAATCGCAAACCGGTGTTGTTTACGGACGTGCGAATTCCTGGAAAGACAGGGATTTCATTCGTGATTTCAATAGTGGCGCAGATCCGATGAAACAGATTACTTCTCAAGTTGCGAAATATTGGCAAAAAGAACGGCAAAAAATCCTCATTCAAATTATGAAGGGTATTTTCGACATTGCAGATGATAGTAGTGACGCTTGGGATGAATGGCAACTACACACCACACGGATTGCTCTCACCACAGCCGGTGGTAGTGTTGGGGATAGCAACAAAGTCGGAGAAACCACGGCAAATGACGCTATCCAAAAAGCAGTCGGTGATGCTGCTAATATGTTCTCTTTGGTTGTTATGCACTCTCAAATTGCAACAAGCTTGGCGAACAAGCAGCTTTTGGAATACTGGAAATACACCGACTCTCAAGGTATTGAGCGCCGGTTACGTCTGGCAAGCTGGAACGGAATGACTGTTGTTGTGGACGATGGTGTACCCGTGGTTTCGAACGATACTACTAACGCTGTTGAATATACCACATACCTATTTGGCCTCGGGGCTATCCAATATGCTCCCGCTCCCGTAGACACCCCTGTGGAAATAGGACGGGATCAATTAACCGACGGTGGTTTTAATTACTTGGTTACACGGATTCGGGAAACCTTCCATCCGAATGGATTCACATTTGTACCTCCGGCTGCTGGTTACACCAAGTCTCCGACGAATATTCAACTCGGCGATGGAGCCAATTGGAAAATTGCCGGGCTTCCGAAAAACATTGCCATTGCTCGTATTATTTCGAATGGTTAATCGTTTGAAATAATACGGGGCCGAAAAGGAGTTGGTTATGTGTTTTTTATAGTGGTTGGAGACAAGATTTATAAAGAAACCAAAAACGACGATGAAAAGTACCCTTTGGTTAAAATCTCCATAAGTGCGGACAATGCTGTTACTGTCACAGAAGAAGATGAGGGTGTTGAAGCGTTTCCCAAAAACTACTATAGGGCCTCTATTAAAGAAGTTATAGCTATGTTCGGGATAACATCTGAGAGTGGTTATAAGCCTCCGGCCACTAGAAGAGGAAGAAAAAGTCGTAACAAGGGGAAGGTAACGATACCTTCAAAGTCACCATTGTTGAATAATGGAGGGGTGGAGGATGGCACAAATTGATCGTTTGAAGATTCAGTTGGGAATTGATGATGAGAAGGAAGACACTCTTCTTTTGGATTTACTAGAGAGTGCTAAATTCGCTATCCTCTCCCGTCGTTATCCTTTTAGTGGTTTCCCGACGGAGTTAGATTCTCGTTATCACGACTTACAAGTACGAATTGCAGTTTATCTTTATAATAAAAGGGGTGCGGAAGGACAAACCTCTCATAGTGAAAATAGTATAAGTCGTACTTACGAGAGCGCGGATATACCGGAAAGCCTTCTGAGGGATATTATTCCATATGTGGGGGTGCCCTAATGAGAACCCTGGAACGTAACAAACAGACTATCTATTATGCTCTCTATGAGGATAAAAAACCTCTTCTCGATGAGTATGATAACGAAACAGGAGAGTATGAAATATTGTATTCCTCCCCTACCCCTTTACGAATAAATGTGTCGGCTGCAGCAGGTGAGAGCTACACAAGGCAGTTTGGAGATATGGAGAGTTATGACAAGATAATGATTACTGATGATATGGACTGTCCGATAGAAGAGAGTTCTATTCTCTGGATTGATAACCTGGATACGGAGAAACCACATGATTATATTGTAAGGAAGGTTGCTAAGGGCTTAAATAGCATCATGTATGCTGTGCGGAAGGTGAATATTAGTGCCTAAGATAAAAATGAAGCTTACTACTAGGAGCATAGAAGAAGCAATTGATGAAGTCAAAGCATACAAAAAACAACTGAGCGAAAAGACGGTGGCGCTAATTAAAACCCTGGTTGATGTGGGCGTGGAAATAGCAAAAGCACAGGTTAGGGAACTTGGGGCAGTTTATACAGGAGAGCTGGAGGAAAGTATAACAGGTTTTTTCGATCCGGAAGTGGGAATTGGGATAGTTAGAGCCGGGGTTCCATATGCAATATATGTTGAATTCGGAACCGGAATAGTTGGTAAACAGAACCCCCACCCCGCCCCGGAAGGCTGGAAATACGACATAAATGAGCATGGCGAAAAGGGATGGGTTTACTTCAATGAGAGGGATCAAAAATGGCATTGGACTAAGGGCATGAAAAGTAGGCCGTTTATGTATAACACGCTTCTTGAGTTGCAACGACAGGTAGATGATATTGCAAGGGAGGTTTTCAACAAATGATTGATATAGAAAACGAATTATTCAATCAGATAGCAACAAAGCTGCGAAATAAATTCAATTCTATATCAGTTTATGGTGAATATATAAAATCTCCCGCGGTATTTCCTGCAGTATTCATTGAAGAGCGTGGGAATAACGTGTATGAGCGTACTCAGGATAGTGGTAATATTGAGAACCATGCCAGGCTCATGTATGAAGTGAACGTATATTCAAATAAGCAAATAGGTAAAAAAAGCGAATGTAAGAAAATTTTTGAAGTAATTGACAACGAGTTTGCTTCTATGGGATTTACAAGAATCTTGAAGGAACCAATAGCGAACCTGGAGGATGCAAGCATTTATAGGATGGTTGGTAGATATACGGGAGTTATATCGACCAACAAAACAATTTATAGGAGGTAGAGATTAATGGCTATTAGTACCTATGGCGTAACCTTGAAATGGGGAGAGAGTGCCGCAAGTCTAACAAAAAAAATCGACATTAAAGATTTTCCAGACCTTGGTGGCGCTCCCGAATTACTTGAAACTACTACCCTTTCTGATGCTGCTCAGACGTATATCAACGGTATTCAGTCTATGAGTGCAATGGAGTTCACAGCAAATTATACCAAAGCTGATTACGAAGCTGTGTTAGCCGATGCCCATAAAGAACTGTATTACGCTCTTGAGTTCGGAGATGCCGGTTCAGAGGGAATTTTTGAATGGCGGGGTGAACATGCCGTTTGGGTAGTAGGAGCCGGGGTCAATGCTGTTACTGAAATGAAAATCAGTATCGCACCGTCTACTAAACCTACTTTGAAATCGGCGTAATGGGGGATTAAACGATGGCTAAACAGATTACTCTTGAATTCGAAGGTAAGAAATATGTTCTTGAGTTTACAAGAAAGTCTATAGAAACGATGGAAAAACAGGGTTTCATAGCAAGTGAAATTGCGGAAAAACCGGTATCCACTCTCCCGACTTTGTTTGCGGGGGCTTTCCTTGCTCATCATCGCTATGTAAAGCGTGAAGTAATTGACAAAATTTTCGATAAACTCACCAACAAGCAAGAGTTGATTGGTAAGTTAGCCGAAATGTATAACGAACCTATCATGGCTCTTATGGAAGAACCGGATGAAGATGAGGGAAACGTGAACTGGGAAGCGAGTTGGTAAACTCAGCTTCCTTCCCTACTTATACCGAGCAATTTTACAATCATTTTCCATTTTATCTATCTATAGGGATGACTTACGATCAATATTGGAATGATGATTGTGAATTGGTTGTTTATTACCGCAAAGCACATGAGTTGAGAAATGCTCGAAAGAATCAAGAATTATGGCTTCAAGGAATGTATATCTACGAAGCGTTATGTTGTGTGTCACCCGTATTACATGCTTTTGCTAAAAGTGGTACAAAACCACTGCCCTACCCGGATAAACCTTATGCCATCTCAGCTAAAGAAATCAAAGAGCATAAGGAATTTATGGAAAAAGCAAACCGTAAAAAAGCGATGGCAGTATTTATGACATGGTCCTCACAACTGAATCTACCAGATGATGTTGAGCGAGAGGAAGTGAGCGCAGATGTCCGACACGATTGATAGTTTACAAATAGAAATAACGCAAGATTCGCAGCAAGCTGTGGAGGGTTTAGATGCGTTAACTGCTTCTCTCAATCGGCTTAAAACTGTATCCAGGGGTGGAGTAGGACTTACTGCTGTTACTAATCAGCTTAAAAAGTTAAATGAAGCTGTAAACACAATGCAGAATCCTTCCGTTAAAATATCTCAGCTTGTTTCGGCATTAAAGCCCTTGGAATCGATAGGTAAGACGAATCTTAATTCAACATTGAATTCTTTAAAGAAGTTGCCAGAGATTACTAATCAATTAGCCGCTATTGATATGGGTGCGTTTGCTACTCAAATTGAAAAAGCCACAGCAGCTATAAAACCATTAGCAGATGAAATGAATAAGGTTGCCGCCGGATTTAGTGCTTTTCCTGCTCGAATTCAAAAACTCATTACTCAAAACGAAAGATTGGGTACATCTAACAAAAAGTTGAGTAAATCTTATAATGTTTTGGGATTTAGCATTAAGCCAATTTACTTACGTCTCGGTTTACTCTATGCTGGTTTGAGAAGAATCGCTAGTGTTATGTCTGATTGGATCAGCGAAAGCAACAAGTACGTTGAAAACTTAAACCTTTTCCGTGTTTCTATGAGAGAGGCAGCCGACGCAGCCTTGGACTATGCTTTCAAGGTTCAAGAAGTCTTTCGGATTGACCCTTCTGAATGGATTCGTTACCAAGCTGTTTTTCAAAACATGGTAACCGGTTTTGGAATTGCTTCCGAAAAAGCAGCTATCATGTCCAAAGTGTTAACACAGCTTGGTTACGACCTGGCAACAATTTTTAACGTTGATTATGCTATAGCGATGAGGAAATTAGAGAGCGCTATCGCAGGACAACCTCGTCCAATGAGGGAATGGGGTTTTGATATGTCGGAAGCAACGTTAAAATTGGTTGCAATGAAGCTCGGCATTGAAGAGAACGTCGAGAAAATGACGCAATTCCAGAAAGCGCAATTACGTTTTGTGCAATTACTTGAAACCGCTAAGCAACAAGGCATCCTCGGAAACTTCGCTCGTGAGCTTCATACTCCGGCCAATGCTCTCCGGATTCTGAACCAGCAGCTTGTTTTCTTCCGGCGTTCGCTAGGAGATTTGTTGATTCCGGTTCTGATGAAAATTTTACCTTACCTCCAAGCCTTTGTCGTACTTTTAACTGATGTGACAAGGGCTATTGCAGGTTTGCTAGGATTCTCCTTACCGGTAATTGATTATTCCAATCTGGAGGGCATGTCTGATGCTTCTCAAGATTTGGCAGATGGTATGGAGGAAGCAGAGGACGCGGCTAAAAAGTTGCACAAAGCCTTAATGCCGTTTGATGAAATTAACCTGCTAGAAAAGCTTGGCGGGGGTGAAGGAGTATCACCCCTTATAGATTTGGGTATTGATTTTAGTAAATACGATTACGATTTCTTTGCTCAAGCCACACAGAACCAGGTGGATCGTATTGTGGCGCAAATCAGGCCCGTTTTCGATTGGCTTAAAGAGAACCTTAATGTAATTTTGGACATAGTAAAAGCCATCGGTGTAGCATTTGCAACCTGGGAAATAACCTCTCTTTTCCTTAAAGGTTTTGAGAGTTTACAGAACCTTATTAAGGGAGAAATATCTTCTCTTACGAGAATTGCCACTGGTATAACCATTATGGTTACGGGGATTTCCTTGATATTCTCTGGAGCAAAAGCAATAGGAAAAGGCGAAGCTGAATTGTTTGATTATATTAAAGCTGCTTTTGGAGCAGCTCTCGGTGTAGCCGGTTCGCTTTTAATCTTTGGAACGGGGCCTCTCGGATGGACGATTGGTATTAGCACGGTAATTACAAGTTTTATCGTCGGTTTTGACATCGGCCAAAAAGAGAAAATTACCGATATGATAAAACAGGTTTTTTATGAAGGTGGAACAGGTATTACTATTTCGGATATTGCTGTTCGTTTCAAAAATGTCACTTTTGAATTGACGGAAGACATGCAAGGTGTCATAAAAGGCCAGGAAGTGATACATCAATTAGAAGAAGACATTAACGCTGTTGTAAAAGCCATTGACAAGATCGGTTACGCTTGGGCTGCTGGAATTATTGAAACGGACGAAGCAGTCGATGAATTGAATAATCTGTTCAATCAATTAAAGACTGATACCGAAACCATTCTTGACGAGATTTATAACAATATCGTCAATGCTATTTCCGGGGCTTTTGGAACAGCTTTAATTGAAGCCGGATACCATATACCGGATGTTTTAAAAATGCTAGAAGAAATTAAGAATCAGGGAGAAGCAACCATTACCGCTATTTCAAAGGAAATGGAAATCCTAAATACTAAGTTTTCTGATGGTGCAATTAGCGTCGAGGAATACAAAGAAGAATATGAAAAGCTTCATAAACAGATGCTTGATATTATTTCAGCCGGAAGCGAAACGGACGACATCTTCGCCGACCTTAAACGGAACATTACTGATATTAATTGGGAAGATGAAAACCAGGTTGAAAGAGCTTTTGCATCAATTTCAGAAAGTATAGCACTATCTCGAGAAGATGTTAACAAGTATTTCGGTGGTATTATTGAGGACTTCGAACACTTAAAGAAATCTACAACTGATCCTCACCAGAGGCTTTATATAGAGAATATGATCTCTGTGGCAGAAACGGCTAGAGAAGAACACTTGGAGAAGATTGATGCTTATGTTACCGAATTATTTGACTTCATGCAGCAAGACATGATTCAGAAAAGTGGCACAGTTGCAGAAACTTTTGCTGAAAAGTGGAATAGTCTCCCTTGGACAGAAAAGTGGTGGGCTGGTAGCCAGGCGGGATATGTTTATACTGCGTTAACGAACTATGAGAAGAACATTATGAATCCCATACTCGAAAAAATGGAAACAACAATGGATGATTTTAATATTGAGGGAAGCACATATGCGGAAGATGCCATGCGAGCAATTCTTTCTAATATGTTCAATTACGAAATTACTGGCGGCAATGGAAGTTATGTAGTTTCTTTTACAAAGTCTCTCTCAGAGGATACTCGACTCGCTCTCGAAGAGTACGGTATTGACGCAGCAGAATGGGCGAGATTAGCCGGAATCGATCTATCTGAAGGATTACTCCTTGGAGCAGAAGAAAAACTAGAAGAAGACAAATTGAAATGGTATGAGTGGGCCTGGTGGCCGTGGAATTGGTTCAAGAAACAGAATGAAATTGATTCACCATCGAGGCTCTTTGCCCGTGGAGGTTCTTATCTTATGGAGGGTTTATTGGGAGGTATGTCCGGTTGGGACAATGATTTTAAAGAGATCTTTAAAAACATCATAAACGCCGGGATTGAACTGTTTAATGAGTTTATAGACTGGCTTAATAGTAAAATGGAATTTAGTTGGGATGCTCTCGAAATAATGGGTAAAACGATTGTTCCCGCCGGATCAATTCAGCTTTTCACAATCCCACACATTCCTAAAATGTATGCGTTAGGTGGTTTCCCCTCGACAGGTGAACTCTTTATTGCACGAGAGACCGGGCCGGAATTAGTTGGCTCGATTGGGGGCAAAACAGCGGTTGTTAATAACGACCAGATAGTAGAAGCTGTTTCACAGGGGGTTTATGAAGCAGTTAGCATGGCGATAAGGTTAAATGCGAGAAATGAAAACTCAGGAGATATAGTGATTAATCTTGAAGGCCGAC